GTTGGATGGCCGTGGAGAGAGGGAGAGGGAGAAAGATGGAGAGAGATGGGGAGAGTATTTACAACTCCATAACATATTGTTACAGAGTTGGAGATAGTTTTTTTAGTTTTAAGTTAGTTTAAATATGTTGCTGCAATTTAATATGTATTTTTATGTGTTGCATAGGCGCAATGGCTAGTGTACATTTAGGTATGGGTAGATTTATAAGAATGGGAGGTGAGACATGTTGAGAGTAGAAGATTTGTGGAATGACCATAGGTTAGTTTTTTCTCTTATCTATGATGGCCAGTCGGAAGAAGAGATCGCCGAAAGCTTAGGCTGGGATATAGATGTCGTGCAGAGGATAACTAAGAGTCGTATGGGTATGAGGAAAAGAGGTATCGAAGTCCAGATTTCAGGTAAAGAAGATTAGGGCCGAGGGAGTGATGTGGTGTGTTTGTCCCTTCCAGCCCTGCTCCGCACCGTTGAGCTCCCTCGTACCCTTATAAGAAAGAAGGAGTGTTATGCCTAAAGTTGGTGATAAGCATTTCTCGTATAGCAAGGCCGGTCAGAAGGCTGCAAAGACTTACGCAAAGAAGACTGGAAGTAAGGTGACTAAAGCTAAGCCGAAGTCCAGGTCTGGAAAGAAATAGCATGGCACGTAAGAGGGAAATAGACTCAGCATTAATGATAGAGGCTCTTCAGCAGACTATGACTGTTGAGGATGCAGCCACTAAGATTGGATGCTCAGCTCCGAGTCTAAGGAACAGGGCGAAGGAAGAAGTAGAAGTTAAAGTTGCATTGCAGGCTCAAGGCAAGCAGCGTGAGTATTCATTGGCTGAGGCTATCATGGCTAATAAGGGTGTCCTTAGTCGCGTGGCTGACACAGTGGGCATGGGGTCTGCGCAAGCAGTTCGTTATCATATAACTCGTAGTCCAGCTTTGCAACAGGTCATGGCGGATTCGCGTGAGCGGGTCATTGACAATGCCGAAGATAATATATTCAGGGCGGTGGAGAGTGGGGACAAGGCTTACAGTTGGAAGATCCTGCAGACCCTTGGTAAGGATCGTGGGTATACTGAGAGGCGTGAAGTTGACCAGCACGTTATACACTCGGTTGATCAGACTTCTACAGAGGCTTTAGTAGGTGTCCTTGATCGTCTAGCAACATCTAATCCTGAGGCCATTGAGGCTGACTTTGCCGTTCTTAATGATGAAGAGCGTAAGGTTCTTGGGGAAGCTCTTAGTGATCATAAGAAGGAAGTAGCGGAAGATGAATAAGAAAATTAATACGGCTTATCCTTCTAAGAAAAAGAAGTAGTAGTTGAACGCCTTGCTCGCTAATACCCCTGCAGCTTTCGCGCCTGAGTCTCAGGATCCCGCTGAGGTTGCAAGGGAACTCATCAGACGCAAACAGGCGGCTGGTAGTTTAATCAAGTATGCTCAGTTCATGGATGAGGGGTATTATCCTTATCCTGTGCATTATAATATAGCTGAGAAGTTACAGGATGTCGAGCAAGGTAAACTTAGGCGGCTGGCTATATTCGTCCCGCCAGCTATCGGTAAGTCAAGACTTTCTAGTGAAATCTTCCCGTCTTGGTTCTTTGGAAGAAATCCAGACTTGGAGTTTATACAAGCTAGTTATTCTGCTGACTTGGCTTTTGGTTTTGGAAGGAATGTAAGGAACATCATAAAAGATGATAAGTTTCGTCTGGTGTTCCCTGGTGTTAAGATAGCAGAAGATGCTCAGAGTATGAATGAGTGGAAAACTGCACAAGGTGGAGAGTACAAGGCTGAGGGAGTGCTAGGCGGACTGATAGGTTTCCATGCTCATATAGCTGTTATAGATGACCCATTCAAGAGTTACGAAAGCGCCCTCAGCCTGAATAATCGTAGAGCTGTATGGGACTGGTATGCAAGCGTTTTGCTTAATCGTCTCCGTCCGTATAGAGATGGTCCTGGAGCAGTAATACTCATTATGCAGCGGTGGCACGATGATGATTTAGGGGGACGGATTGAAAAGCTCAATGAATCAGGCGACGAGTATTGGGACATAATCAGGCTTCCCTCCCTCGCTGAGGCAGATGATCCTTTGGGCCGAGCGCCAGGCGAAGCGCTCCTGCCGGAAGGTCCAAATATGCGCTCAGTTGAGGAACTTCATGCTATCAGAGCGCGCAATCCGTCCCTTTTTATGGCCTTGCATCAGCAGAAACCTGTCAGCGATGAAGGGGATGTGTTTCAACCTGGGTGGATGAAGAAAGTTCCGTCTGATAAGATTCCTAAGAATTTGACATACTATGGTGCTAGTGACTATGCCTTGACTAAAGGCTCAGGTGACTATACAGTCCATATGGTATTTGGCATAGATGAGCGGGGTATGATATACCTTGTTAATGTGTATAGAGCTCAAGTGGAGATATTTGATGGGGTGGAGAAGGCTTGTGAGCTTATGCTTGAGTACAAGCCCTTGAAGTGGTTACATGAGCGTGTGATGATGAATAAAGTTATAGGTCCGCTACTTCGTAAAAGGAAAGCGGAGTTGGGTTGTTGGACAGTAATGGAGGATGTTAGTGTTATAGGTAGAGGCTCTAAGGATTCGCCGAAAAGAGCTGGGGCTATAGCAGGTGCCATGCAGATGGGCATCTTCCATATTCCCGATAACGCTACTTGGTTAGGAGAGCTTGAGCATGAGATAAGCCGCTTTCCTAATGGTAGGTACGATGATCAGATTGATTGCTTGGCTCTGCTGGGTATGCAATTATCTAAGTTACGTAGTGCTATAGGGGCGACAGAAGTTCTATCTGGACCTATGAAGATTGTTCCCAGCAGTATAACATTCGATGAGTATGTGATGAGAAATACAAGGGCAAGAAGGGGAATGACGAAGCGCGGTGGTAACATAGTAGTTCCCTTTCCCGAGGCTAGCCCCTTAGATGATAACTGGGGTCTCGATGCTCCATAACAAATTGTTATAGAGATATAAATGGCATATCCGACAGCGCAGGATCTAAGAGTTCAGTATTGGCAAGGACAGATTGGCTTTGTACAAAAGAAAGTTAAGCCTCTATTCGATGCCTGTGATGTACTCGTGAATCAATTTTATAATGAGGCATCTACGTCCCGCGAGAAAGAAGTGGGGGATGCTGAAGAAGAGCATGTCAGACGTGTGAAGAGTGGTCTCATACATGGCTTTATAGATCAGAGCCTGGCTAATATGTTGGACAGAGCTCCGACTTTCCAGTGCTACCCAGAGACTCGAGAGGCTGCTAGGAAGATAAATCCTGAAGATCCTCATGGGCCGAATTTGGCTGCTGGCGTGGCTAAGATAGCTAATTATCGTTATAGGGAAACTAATCAATTACGAGTTGATGAGCGTTGTGCTTTAGATGCTTTCTTATTTCCTTATGGTGTGGCTAAGATTGGGTATGAGCTTGACGTAGATGTAATTGATCAAGAGATGCGTCAGGACCAAACTGTCCTTGATATGGAAGATCCGACTGAGGAGAATGTATTCCTTAAGGGTGGGATTCCGGTAAAGGTCAGCGATGGGCAAGATCACGTACTTCACATTGATCTGCATAAAGCCGAGCTAAGAGTTCTATTACAGGAAGCGGATGATGTTGATTTGAGGGCTCTTATTAAGGAGTCCTTCATGGATCACATAAAGCTTCATAAGATGTTTCATGACAGGCCCGCTCCTAGCGCTAACACTAATGTGCATAGAGGATCTCCTTATGCTGTGCGCTGGCAACCTGATATGTTCCTGACTGATGCTTTCAGTCTCGAAGGTCCTATGGATGCTAGGTGGATAGCGTTTGGTTGGGAGTTGCCAATAGAAGAAGTGAGATCTAACCCCGCTTATTCTAATATGGATGATCTGGAGCCTAGTAGATACACAGATGCCCCAGATAAAGAAGTTGGATTAGACTCTGATGGTTTTGATGTAGTTAGAGGTTGGGAAATATGGGCAAAGAACTTTCCTGTTGGTAAAGGTAAGTTTCGTAATTTGTTTCTTACTATCGCTGAAGGCAGTGAGAAGTTCTTGCAGTATGAAGAAGAATGGCCTTATGACAGGCTTGACAATTATCCAGTAGAGACTATAAGTTTTCAAACTGGTGTTCGGCAGTGGTTTCATAAGCCGCCTTTGCTTATGGCGGGTGGTGATACTGTACAAGCGTTGACTAATGAGATTATGGATTCCTTTCTTTACACTATCCGTAAGCAGAAGAATATATGGCTTGTTGATCCTGCTGCAGGTATAGACAGAGAGATATTGCAAGATATATTAGACGCGCCTGATGGATCTATTGTGGAAGTTCCAGGACTTGGGGAACAAGGGTCTAATGCGATTATCCCTCTTCCTTTTCTTTCTGTCCCTTCTGATAAGAGCGGGATGCTTAATCTTCTTCAGAATATGTTTGATCGTAGTGCTGGTACTCCTCAGCCTGGAGGTATGCCGACTACTGAGACAGCTACTGAAGCGTCGATTATGGAGAAGAAGAATACCTCCAGAGAGAATAGACGTTCGTCTCTGCTGTCAGAGTTTCAAGTTCGGAAAGCTCGTAAGATGTTTCAACTTGATTCTCAGTTTAGGCCGGATAAGTTATTTTTACTAGATAAGAATGCTGACTCCTTTATTAACTTAAGTAAGGAGATTGTTGAGGGTGAGTATCTGTTCAGTATGGATGTGTCTAGTCAGTCCACGGCGTTAGCTGTTGAGCGTAGTCAATACATGGACTTATTAAATCTGTTCGCAGGGCTTACACCTCTCCTTACTCAGACATATGGTATTCCTCCAAATATACCAGAGTTGGCGCGTAGGTTACTGGTTAAGGGTTTTAACGAGAAAGATGTTGAGGATATTCTTCCTATGCTTGAGAAGCAGGTTAAAGATACTCAGGCCCAGGCTCAAGCTCAGCAGCAGGGTCCACCTGGTACTACTCAGGGTGAAGGAGGGACTTCGGAATTTTCTGATCCTAGGGCGCAGGAATTACAGGATGCGTTATTAGAAGGTAGATCAGTTAATGACGGTGTTGGTCCTTTAGACCCAGATAGCTTTAACAGAAATATGCCTAGCGAAGGTCAGCAGGCAGGGGGAACGGTAACAGTATAATGGCTATGGCTTATGGTGGTAAGGTAAAAGTTTCGGATGCTGCAAAAAGAATTCTTGGTCCAGAAGATCCTGGTGCGAGAGCTGAAGTGGAATCAGAACGTAATCAGGAATTTGATACTTGGGATCAGATAGGTTTGGCATCTGATATGCTCCCTGGAGGTGCAATAGCAGCTGGGGGAGCTAAGGCTGCAGCAGCAGGTGGGCGTAATATATATAAGATGATTAATGACTCTATTACGGGGTTTAAGACTGGTGGAGCTAAATCAGCTAAAGATGCAGTGCTTAATTGGGCATCATCTACTGATTTGACTATACTGACTGATGCTATGAATTATCTCGATGGTCTGAGTGGGAAGGCATTAGCGGAAGTAGAGCCTGTTAGAAAAGCCATTAACGAAGTTTACAATCAATTTTCTGCACCTAAAGGTGGATTTTCTTTGGGAGCTAAACCTGCGGGTAGTTCTGATCCAAAGAGTGCACTTGATCTTGTTCAAGAGCTAAAAGCTAAACCCGTTGAAACATCTAAGGCTACTACAGAAATTATGTCGACTAAGGATCTTCCTGCTAATACTAGGATGAGTAGAGATATGCCTTCGCCTTCTGGGAAAAGCAGGGTGTCGCAAGGAGGGCTAGAGAATCTTAAACAT